GGGTTCCACGAGCACGTGAGTCTCATTAGCTACGGAGATGACGACGTCGTCGGTATCCACCCGGACATCGAAGACTGGTTCAACTACCAATCTGTCGCAGAAGGCTACAAGGTATGCGGAATGATCTACACTGACGAGTCAAAGTCGGAAGCCGAGGTCCCGTTCAAAAACATCGAAGATGTGGCTTTCCTAAAGCGAAGGTTTCGCCTAGAAAACAGTGTTCTCTATGCGCCTCTCGCCGAAGAAACCATCTTGGAGATGCCGAATTGGATCAAAGGCAACGACGCCTGGCCCCTCACCGCTCAGACTCTGCAATCAGCAATCGAAGAACTTTCCCAGTACTCCCTTCAGGACTACCACCGGTTGCTATCCATCCTCTCCCCCGCCATTGCAGAGTGTCAAAAACACGTCCCTTTTCCCGTCCTTTCCCACCCCGAACTCCGTGAACAAGTGATGGTACGCCACTTTAGCTTGCCCGCTCACGAATTCACGGGTAGAGGATTCCCCTGGATTGTGGAGAATAACACCCAAATGTTCCAACCCGACGATGGCGCGTCCTCAGAAGGGTCTGGTATGCAAGGTACCATTCCCGGGGCGCCCACCACCGAGGTAGTCGAGCTCACTCGATTTGAACATGACGGTGATGTGGAAGTGGCGAACACTACACCGGCTCCACGCAGTAGTGATCCCGAGACTGACGCACGAGACGCAATCAAGCACACGCTGGAAACGTTTCTGTCGCGAATGTTTACGGACTCCTCTGTTGCATGGCCTACTAGTGCCGCCTCTGGAACTGAGCTTGCACAGATTGACCTCCCAAATGACTGGCTTACGATTCCGAGTGTCGCCTCCAAAATCGAACACTTCGCGTATATAAAGTGCGACTTCGTCATCCAAATCGACGTGAATGCACAGCCTTTCACTGCCGGAGCTCTCATCATGTGGTTCAACCCCATTGAGAAGTCCCTCACCTCCACCCCAACCTCCATTCTAACCAGGACTGGTAAGACCGGGTACAGACATGTCCTCTACTACACCGAAGACAGTACCTCGGCACAGCTCCGAATCCCCTACAACCTCC